TGATCTGAAAAATATATGATCGTGGTGACAAAAACTAAAATAAGTGTTGTCATAAAAAGTTTAAAAACAGTTCCATATCTATTAAATTATGATTAAAATACTTAAATGTCTATTACCTCCAATTACTGGAATGACACTTGGATTCTTATGCATAAATGAAGCATTTATGTATAGTGGTACTACTCACTATAATAGACAAGATTTGGTTGACAATAAAGAATTATTGAGAAAAGTTACAAGGCGTCATAATATTATGAAAGATTTTGGAGTAAAAAACAATTAACCTAAATTGACATAGATATAACCTAACAAGAACAATAGTAATACATCAGAATGTTTTTAATGGAGTACATTAACGAATGGTTTACATTCAACTGTGTATGTTGTAAAGAGACACCATCTTCCCCTATGCCTACTCACAGAAAGAGTAATAATAAACCAGTATTTCGTCGAATTAGGAAACTATAAATCCCACGAAATTGTAATATTTTTATATGGTATATATATGTTTATTTTTAATAGAAACAGATATATTGCATTGATTGGTATGTTGGTAACAGCAACCTTGTATTGGTACAATACTATTTTACTGACAAATGATTATTCAGATGATAAATTGCCCAGACCTAATAAAACACAAATCTATGGATTACTACTGGGGTTAATAATATCTTTGATGTATTGGTTTCAAAAATGCATGACAATTATCCCAAAGAAAAAAAATTCCAATTAGGTCTCAATGTTAATTATAACTATTTTTTTTTCAACAACCAAAAAAATTCTTTGATCTTTTCTTTAGCTTTAGTGCGTTTATATTCGCTAATGCCTTTTAATCGGTTATACGTGTTGTGTTGAACTGGAATTTGTTCTACTTCTCCATATTTTGTTAATATTTCTGTTATTTTATCTATTGGTATGATACCACCGCTATTGTACGACAACAATATGTATGTTGCTTTCGTATTTTTTATCAATTCGTCCAACGATTTTTCAGCATTTTTGTTTTTAGAACTGTTATAAGATGATATAAACCAGTTAGGAGGTTGCCCACGATAAGTATCAGGAATTTCTTGGTTCCTATTCCAATCATTAATAACGTCCAGTAAAAAGTAATATGTACTGTAACTATGTTTATTGTATGGTGGGTCATAATACATCAAATCCACATGGGGTAACGTTTTAACCCATTGATTAGTGTCCTGTTTCTCAATATTAACCTTGCAATCACAATTAGATAAAACGGGCATTTTTATTGTGATTGGTGCGGTAATTCGTTTTATATCAACGCTATTTTTTCCCCCGTATTGACCTACATCACCATTTTTATAGTAAGCTCCAAATTGACCGTTAGTATTATTATGGATGGATGATTCAACCAGAAGCTGTGCTAGTAAAAACGGTCGATATTTTTCAGGAATTGTTTCAATGTAGTTACGAATAATGTCAATACGCTTTCCATTTTCTTCAGTAAAGTATACACGGTCATTTTCAGATATTTCACCAATTGGGGCCCAATTACCGCTTACATAAGGTTTGTAATATTTTACTGTTTTATTGTCTGCATGTTTATTTGCAGTGTTTATATATTTTTCCAACTGCTTGCGTTCTGATTCCGAAATATTGGATAAGAAACATTTGTTTAAAGTTTTGCTATAGTCCGAAATATCATTTGTATATAGTTCTTTACCACGGGTTTTAAACAATCGTGAAACCACCCCCGACCCCGAAAACCCGTCACCAATCACAAGTTTGTCTTTGTTGAGGTCCTTATTAATACCATCTATTATTTCGTCTATTTTCCATAGCAATTTTCGTTTATTGCCCATATAGGTTATTATATGATTGGTCAAAAAGTCAGTCATCATTCATATTATAAATTGATATTAATTTACGAGATATTTACATATATTATCGATTGCGGTTTTGTTAATTTTTCTAGATTTTTTAGTTTTATCATTAAACATTTTTACATCGTAAAGTTCGTTTTTGTTATCATTAATTGTTTGTAACAATTGCGACATGGTGTGATATTTATCTGCTATTGCCGATGAACTTTTCGCATTTATTTTTGGTATTTGCATTAACATAATCTGCAGTATGTTTTCGGGTGTAATATTTTCTTTTTTATTGGTTTTTATCGAAGAACAATAATCTGCTTCATCCAACAATGTGGAACTACAATCCAAATAGTAACCGTTTCTTCCTTTACTAATTTCCTTTTCTAGTTTTTTACAAAATGCTATAATAATATCCCCCGTTTCTTTTACAGAATTAGAGCGTAATAAAGAAAATCCCTTAAAGTATGAAAGAGAACACAGTGACGAATAAACCAATTTTTCGTCTTGGAATTTTGATATTGGACCTTCGAGTAAATAGTACACATAATGGTTGTGAAGTTGGTGCGATGTTAATCTAAGTGATTGTTCAGAGTATCGTCCATCTTTTATACTGGATAATAGATCTGCTATGGTTTTCCTTTCAAATATAAGAATTATGTTATCATTGTCATCACATATATGAATATCCCCTACCTCAAGTACTTTACATTCGAACTTATTATCAGAAGATTTAGAGAGTTCATCTATTAATTTTGTTTCTCTTTTATCAATGATTATTTTCATTTATAGTAGTAAAAATAATCATTTTAAGTATTATTATTGTTTCTTGTTTAAATTTTTCACAGCATCACCTATTATGCCTGCAATTTTTTCATTTGATTGCATTTGCATTTCGTTTTGTTGGTTGTCTAGTTCCTTGATTGGACCGATTACGCCGTCTGCTACTACTCCGGTTCCCATCCCCACAAATGAGGCAATTTTATCCCTAACTGCATTTAGTTTTTCTGATTTATCTTTTGCATCACAAGCACCAGCACAACCACTGATGTTATCGTTTACACTCTGAATTACATCTGTAGGGGACAATAATGAAATAGCTATTAATACAAAAGGTACACAATAACCAAGGAGATTTATGAATCCTTGAGTAAATTCATTGAATGTTGCAAGACCATCGTTTCTGTAATAATCATTAACACACTTTAGCACTTCAGCTCCGCCTAAAAATATTGCAGTGGCACATGAAAAAAGGAATATTTTTTTAACTAATTTAGTGTCGTTGCTGCTAAATACTTTGTAATTGTAGTTCTCAAAATTAATGAACATGCTTAAAAATACCAACAAAAATGGAACAACCCCTGCATATGTAAAAAATAAAGCTAAAAAGAATGGAGTGGCTATAAACGTCATGGCGATCGCAAGTAAGAACAATAAGTTTTCAGAATCGGCAGCCCATAATCTCCTAGAAATACAACAACCAATTACATTTTCATGATGCATTGGAGACAATAGTAAAAGTTGATAGCAAAGATAAATTCCGAAAAACAGTGCAAAAATAACACCAAACATTGTCGTCATTTCTACTTTAAGTTTGGAATACAGAAGCGATCTACAGTTCATCAAATATGAAAATCCTAAAATCATACTAATGACAGGAATGGATTTAATGAGTCGAATTGGTTCTGAGTGATTCATGAATGCAAGCCTTACAAGAAACGGGATACCAACCTTGGATGGCTGATCATTGCAATTTGGGAATTCCTTGACGCACCCTTTTTTAAAGTATTCTTTTGTATTAGGAAAGTGTATAAAAGAAATCATCATGAAACTAATAGCATAAATGAAATGAGAAATGAGCTGATATGATCTATTTTTCAAATCTTTTATGAAGAGGTCTCTAGTTTTTTTAATTTTTAGTTTTTCCTGTTTTTCTCTACGCTCTTCTTGTACAGTTGCATTTTTTGGTGCGTCGTAACTACCCGTATTACCTATGTGTGCTAATGTAGGTTTTCCATTAATAACAGCTTCTTTTTTTTTTTTTTAGAAATACTTTGTGTTGGATTCTGTAGCTCATAAGCTTTAATCCAATTTTTCTTGGCTTTTTTTAAAAAAGGATTATCAAATTCCCACATGTCGCTATATATAAACTTGTTTATTCTTTTTTGGAAACTATTATCCTTTTCCTTTTTAATGTCATCACCACCAACTCCTGTATTCTTGGTCGACTTATTACTTGATATTGAAGTTGAACGAGATACGCCATTAGGAAAGAATTTTGCTTTTTCGGTTAGCCAATAGTTATGAAGTTCTTCTCGCATTTCATCATCATCAACGTCAATGTTTTCATATTCAAGAAAACCATATAACCTATGTAGATACTCAAAGTTTAAATATTTGTTTACTTGTTCGTCAGTATCAATCTCTCCTATAACATATTCGTCATAAATAGTCAATGAGTTTTCAAATACTTTTGATACCCCTTTCAATATATATTTATTAGAGTCAACCGGATTTTGTATGGTTACTATGTTGACATTGTTCTTTTCCATCAATATGTTTCCTAACGCAATGAATTTAGTATATCGCGATTCGTTTCCATCTAGGTAACTATTATCTGGAAAAATTCCATTATCAACATTATTATCCAGATCATATGTGTTGTTTATCAAAGCTACATTAAACTTTTTAATTATTGGTTTATATTGATTTTGTATCATAAGTCTTTCATCATCACCGGCCATCAATATCTTATATTATATATATAATATATTATAAGATACGCATAATTACGTTATTCTTTTAGTAGGACAATTTACAGAAACGAGATATATTGAATTTTCCGTAAGTACAATCAAATCTGATTCGACTTTATATATTTTTGATATGGGACTAGTATACTCGTCCTCACTTCTAACGAGTAATTTTTCTTCAGTTGCACGCAAGCCGAAAAATACATTCTTTTTTACCGAATCTTCCCAATAATCTAATAATATTGGTTTGTCTTGCTGGATAGCTAATTTAGCAGCATGTGTTAATGTAGTATTCGATGGATATTCAGACGTTTCTTTTGCACTCTCTACGAGTTGAGCCATTTTTATACTAAATATATACAAATGTATTTATATTAATTAATAACTTAAATATATATATATATTATGTCGCAATTTGTAATTTCAGATGTAGAAAATTATAACAAACAGCTTTCTTCTACATACGAGGATTGCATTATTGCTTTCAAGAATACCATTTACAAATATTTTTTACATTATAGTTTAATAACTCAAGAAAAGAACATAACTTTTGATGTTAACACGTTAATTGTAGGTATAAATACAATAGAATGCATTTTCTCTATGTTACTAATAAAGACAAAAAACTTGAGCCTAGTTGTACAAAACAGTGAAAATACTATATTTTACTTTTTCGAATTCATTGAACAAATGAATAGACCCCGCACTGAATTGCAATCATTGTTAAATTTAACTATAATGGACGCCAAAATGTTTGTTTATAAAAAAACAATATTTGAGTTACAAGTGAAAAAAACAATAAACAGTTCACAAGAAAATAAAACTTTGTGTAAGTTTAAAGAATTTACACTGATTTACAAAAAATTCTTAAGTTTGATTTTAGTGGCAAAAAAAGTTAATGAAATAATAGATGAGTTCGATAAACTTGATTCATATGTGAACAGCAACTTAACTAGTGAAACTATAGATAACTGCTTGGCTATAGACATTTCAACTGTGAATAATGATAATTTACTGGATGTATTAGCTGTTTTTTAAGTGTTGATAACAACGTCCAAATATTTTCGTCTATACTTCGTTTTTACATCGTTTTTAGGTTTTGATACTATGCAGTTCGGGACATTAATGTTAATAAATTCATCTTGAAAAATTTTTTGTAACCTATCGTAAAGTATACCGATATCTTCTTCACTACATTTACCTACAATTAAAACACTACCTGTTCTGAAAATCATGAATGAAATTTTCCCATTAGTTTCAGGAATATACCATTTACTCATGATACCAGGATATGAACAAGGATCATATGCTGTTTCGTAGAAGTATTTTTCTTGAAGCAATCTCGCCATTTTTTCCCGATTAATACAATAACCACACGAAAAGTTCGAATTGATCAATACAGTTTCGTGTTTATCGCTTACATATAGTGTAAGCCCACAATGATTACTAAACATTGTGATGAGATACTGTAAAACCTTTTTATGAAATTGTTTCGACTTGATGCCAGGAAGTTCTAGTTTTCCTGTATTGAAAATTTTAACATGCGTTTCTTTGAACTTTTGAAGGTCATCATCAAACAACCGCAAAATTATTACATAACAATTGTAAAATGCACCCTTTTTCTTACATCGATGCGAGGTAATATCCTTTTCACTGAGACCTATATTTACTTTTCGAACATCTTTGTAAATATTTTTGTTAGGGTTGTTAATATATGTAATTTGTTGCATATTACACACTTCATATTGCTTTATTTTTTCTTCAAGTTCAATTGCATCCTTTTCACTTGTCAAAGTATATTTAATTTGTTTTTTTACACAACCTGAACCATAATGTGAGTATGAAATAATAGGTATATTCCAAAAAGTTTTAAACAAATCTATACTTTTATCGAAATATGATATTTTCGTTGTGGTTGATATATACAAACTACTACATTTAGGAATGTCTGAGATTTCCATAGACATAGTTTCCCTTTCAATTATGGAAGTATTATCTGAATCATCCGAGTTTGTACAAAAGTTCAACCAAGCTTCATCACAATCAAATGACATTACTGAAATACATATGTATTTTTTAATACATGTTTTTTTTCAATTTTTATCTTATTCTATATAAAATGGAAAGCACAAAATACATAGGAAAACAACTTAGTACCCCCTGTTTCATAAAGAAAAATCGTGGCAAAGAGACTAAAGAACCATACAGTGGTATGTTACATGAAAATTTATTGGATTCTTCGTTACATTCTTTTGATCCCAATAAAAGCTCGCCACCAAATGATTTCTTTATGAAAAGTTATCTTCGATTAAAAAACTACTAAACGGTAGTATTTTTTCGAAGAAGTATATTATTAAAACTCTATCATCTATATCAATATTATGATAAATTTTGGAAATAGAATCAATGAAAGCATGCGTAATTTGTTTTTTCTTTAAAATTTTCATAAACATTGTATTTATTATCTCTTTTATTAGATCATTATTTTTTTGATTACGTTCTCTTGCTAAGGAAGTAAAATATTCAATTATTTTTTCGTTTTTTTTGTTGCATTTTAACATCGCACTACACGTTTCGGGTATTGATATTTTTATAGTGTTTAACGATTCTTTATTTAATTGTATATAGTTTACCATACTACGAATATCAGATTCATAAAATCCAATAATCCTATATACTACGTCTTCTGATAATTCTATTGACTCTGATTTTAGAATATTGTTTAAAAAAGAAAATACTTGCTCTATGGGATGAGTGTTAAATCGAAACATGAGAAAATTTTGTGCCAATGAAACGTCAATTTTACTAACGTAATTACAAATAAGACAAAAGCGCACGTTTAGTGGATGTGTGTGCTCTATAACATATTTCAGCGCCAATTGTGCTGATCGAGTCATGTTATCTATTTCATCCAATATTATGAACTTTAGTCCGGTTTGAAATAATCCACAACTAGAAACGAATTGAACTATATGTGTTCTTATAATTTCTATTCCACGATCATCTGAAGCATTCAAATGAATGATCAATGGTTTTTTGGTATTCGAATGAAAACTGTTTATAATATTTATGATAGTGGTCGTTTTTCCTGTTCCGGGAGGTCCGAAAAAAATCATATTTGGAAAAAAAGATTTTTTAGAGATTATATTTGAAAATATTTTTTTTTT